AGTTTATGGTTATGGAATATCTCAGTTTGGAGGAACAGTTACAGCTCCTCAAACATCAACTTTAAATGGTTCATTAAGTGCCAATGCTTATGGTACTGGTGGGTCAGGAACAAGTATAACTCTTGTATCTACTGTTGGATTTCCAACCACAGGAACAAACTATATTAAAGTAGATAATGAAGAAATATCTTACACAGGAGTTTCAGGAAACGACTTAACTGGAATTACTAGAAATGTTAGAGGTACGACTAATGCTACTCACAGTAATGGAGCGACCGTTACAAATATAAGTGATTATGCAGGATGGGGTCAAGCATCTTCTAGTACTGACTCCGTTAAAGACCCGGGTCTATGGTCTTTAGATAATTTAGGTTCAACACTTATTGCTTTAATAGTTAATGGTGCATGTTTTGAATGGGATGCAGATGCATCTAATGCTACAGCAACAAGAGCTACAATTGTATCAGGAGCGCCAACAGCATCTAGAGATATGTTAGTATCTACTCCAGATCGTCACTTAGTATTTTTTGGAACAGAAACAACGATTGGTGATAAAACTACTCAAGATGATATGTTTATTAGATTCTCTTCTCAGGAAGATATTAATACTTACACACCAACAGCAGCCAATAGTGCTGGTACACAAAGACTGGCCGCCGGATCACGGATCATAGGAGCTAAACTTGGTAGAAATGCTATTTATGTTTGGACGGATACTTCTTTATTTACTATGCGTTTTGTTGGACAACCATTTACATTTGCTTACGAACAAGTTGGAACTAACTGTGGATTAATTGGTAAGAATGCAGCCGTTGAAGTTGATGGTGCTGCTTACTGGATGTCTGAAAATGGATTCTTTAGGTATCAAGGTAAACTAGAATCTATGGATTGTTTAGTAGAAGATTATGTTTATGATGATCTTAACACAACATCTAACCAAATGATTTATGCAGGAATCAATAACTTGTTTGGTGAAGTTACATGGTTTTATCCAACATCTAATTCAAATGTTAATACAAGATCAGTAACTTATAGTTATCTAGACTCTACGTCTAAACGACCGATATGGTTTACTAATGCTAGTTCTTTATTTACCAGAACAACTTGGCAAGACTCTGCTGTTTTTGGTTTACCTCATGCCACTTACTATGATGCTGCTACAGATAGTTCTTTTGATGTAACTGGAAATACAGAAGGGGTTACTTATTACTATGAACATGAAACAGGGATTAATCAAATAAAGGGAGGAGTCACCGCAGCTATCCCAGCAAATATTACTTCTGGAGATTATGATATTACACAAAAAGTTGTAAGAGGAGCAGCAACTAATATGGCTGACCTTAGAGGTGATGGTGAAAATATTATGAGAGTTAGTAGAATTATTCCTGACTTTGTATCTCAAACTGGGAATGCAATTATTCAATTAGATTTAAGAAACTATCCTAATAATGCATCAGCAAGCTCATCATTAGGGCCTTTTACAGTGACAAGTTCTACAAGTAAAGTAGATACACGTGCTAGAGCTAGAGCAATTGCATTAACCATATCAAACACAGCAGTGAATACTACTTGGAAGTTAGGGACTTTTAGGTTAGATATACAATCTGGAGGAAGAAGATAATGCCATTTAAATCAGAAGAACAGAGACGTTATATGCATGCGAATTTACCTGAGATTGCACAGAGATGGGAACAAGAATATTCAAATGGTGGTATTGCTAGTCAAGGTGGAATGAAAAATTATTTAGGTGAACAACCTATGGTCAATGCACCTAAGTTTTGGCAATCAGCACCGGATCATGAAATGACAGAGCTAGCATATATTACTCCACAAGAAAGAGATGTTCTAGTTAACATGAATATGTATGGAACTATGAATGGTTCACCTAACGAAGGACCATCAGGTATCATGAGTTTAAATGGATGGGGTTCAAAAGACCGTGCCGGTAATGAAGTGGGTATGTCTGGCGCTGCAACTAGTGCTGCTGAAAGCGGTGGTGGAAGTGGAGCAGACAGAAAAGAACTTGCAGCATACCACAAAGGTCCAGCGTTACCGCCTGGAGTTCTTTCAAAAGACGCTCAAGATTATAGAAATCAATTTATTGCAGCCGGTGGGGGTCAAAGAGTTAACCCAGGTTTTTTTGATAGTAGAAATACAGTAAGTCCTACTGAACTAGCAATGGCTAAAGCATATAATCCAACTGCTTTTAAAAAAGCAAGAGGTAGTGGTATTATGGATTTTATTGGAGGTGGTGGTTTTTTAGGAAACATAGTTAGAGGTGTTGGACAGAAGTTTGGTTTAGGAAACAGATATAATCAACCAACGTATGACATGTCTAAGTTTAATAATTATGGTGCAGATGGAGTTAAACCAGGTACATATGATTTTGATCCTGATGCTAAAATAAATACAGGATTAACTGAAGCAGAACGTAAGGGGTATGCTAGATTTGGAAATATAGGAACACCTGATTTAAATAATTTAGAGTCATTAATTAATTCTTACACTAGAGGATCAATTGATTTTAATCCTGCTATGACTGTCGGTTATGGAACTGGTATTGAAAATGTAGATCCAAATGTCACAGATTCTTATACATCTGCAAATTATCTTCCAGCAGAATTTCAAGACATGGCAAAGTTTGCTAAAGTTACAAAACAAGATTTAGCTAGGTATACACCTAGAAATCAGAAAGATCTTATTGATGTTCAAGATTGGGAGTCTGCTCTAGGTACAGGAACTATTAATAAAGATATGACTAAATATGAATTTGAACAAATGAAAAAAGGAAACATAACACAACCTGGAGTATACCCAAAAGGTTATTTTGAAGCGTAATGGCTAAGATAGTACAATCATTAACTAGAGCAAGTGCAGAGTATGAAGAAGATATAGCACAGTCTTTGGTTAGAGATTTAGATGCGGTGTTAGAAAAATTAAATAGTACATTTCAAGAAGAATTAAAACAGGAGATAGAGGCTAGAAGTCTCTTTTTAGATTAATGGCAGTAGTCAACCAATATAAATTTGCAGGATTAAATGCTAATACGGACAACACAGAAAAGAATCCTTTTGGATCTGGTAATCCTTTAGTTAGTGAAACCTATATTATTAAATCTATTATAGTTAAATCTGCAGGAACACCTAGTCCAACAGTTACAAACAATAGTATTGTCGTTATAAAATCAGCAGCATTAACCGCTAACGAAAGTAAAGAATTATTAACACAACCTTTAATAGTTGAGGGTGGTACAACCCTTACAATTAAAGCAGGTAGCGCAGACGCCTTTACATTTGGGGTCAGCTATCTAAACATTAAGAAAGAGGTAACAACATAATGAGTGAAATAAAAATACTAACTCCAAAGGAGATTATAACAACAATAAGCAACACAAAAACAGGAGAGGTTTTCAAGGATGAGGAGGCTTTAAAAGCTGCTAATATCCCTGAAGAAGATGTTAGACGAGATGTCAAGGTCATCATGCCAGCTCTTGATTTGTTTGCTAAAACCAAGTAAGATAACAAACCCAATAAAATAAGACTAAACTATGGCAATAACAGATATACAAATTTCAGAAGAATTAGAGACTAACGCACCATCTATTAAATATAGAGGAAACGAAGGTCCTAAATCTCCTAAAGAAAAAAGAATGATCATGGCTAAAGGTATGGGTTATAGCGATGAAGAGATTATGGAATATGAAAACTATAGACGTGGGATGGAAGAAGGAAAACCTGGATATCCTATATTAGAAATTGATGATTATTTTCAACAGTTTGGAGGTGGACCTGCTGAAGTTAGAGGTCCAGTCTTACCAAGTGATGAAGATCCAGTTAACCCTTTTCAACCTCAACCACAAGGACCAACTTTACCTGACAGACAGATGGCAGCGTATGGTGGTATCATGGGTCTAGATGGAAGAAAACAATATGGTATTGGATCATGGTTAAAGAAAAAAGTTAGAAATATTATACCGAATGAAATAGCAAGTGTTGCAACTAAAGCAGCACCTTTTATTGCACCATTCAATCCACTAGCCGCAGGTTTAATGTCAGGTATTGGTGGCTTTGATCAACACGGAAGTATAAGCAAAGGTTTAAAATCAGGATTAATGAATTATGGTTTAGGTCAAGGTGCTAGATATTTAGGTGGAGCAGATTTACAAAAAGGATTGA